GTCGAGCATCCGCGGATCTAAGTACACAACGCTATGAGCCTCGTAGACGTCCGCGCCGCATTTGAAAAAGCTGTCCGCGACGCCGTTGCCGCCGTGGACAACACCGTGACGATGGTGTTTGACAACATGCCGTACACCACTCCTGGTAAAACCACGAAGTACATCGCCATGTCGGTGAACTTCAATCGCTCCACGCTTCAGAACATGGGTGCCGCCGCGGACTTCTACACAGGCGTCATTACTTGCAACATCTACGTACCCAAAGCAGCTGGAACAGCAACCCTGGCCGCTATCAGCGAAGCCGTAATCGACGGCCTTACCTCGGTCAACGCCTCTGGCTACGCCGATCCGTACACCTGCGACCCCCGCGTCCTCGACATTGTGGGCCCCACACCCTTAGACATTGAAGACCGTTCGCACTTTATTGGCCTTATCTCTTGCCAATTTACGGCAAACCCCTAGTGTATTATTGAACAACTAGCTCTTCCCCAATGCGAGCCGTTGAACTGCTTCGTAACAAGTTCGGTGTCAGCCAGCTGTACAAGCACGAGGTCAAGGTCGAAGGCGAGACCCTGCTGGAGATCTACTGGCACCCTCTGACTATTGCCGAGCGCGAGTCCATCCAGAAGAAGTCCAACGCTGACGATGCCGGCGACTTTGCGCTGAGCCTGATGCTGGAGAAAGCCCTCGACAAAGACGGCAAACGCCTCTTCGCCGATGGTGATCGCGCCGCCCTTCGCCGCGAAGTCGAAGCCAGCATCCTCCAGGAAATCCAGCTGGCGATGCTGACCTCCGGTACCGAAACCAAGGTGGAGGAAGCGAAAGCCGCCCTCAAAAGCTGAGTCAACGTGGTTTTTTATTTTCTTCTTAGCTAAAGAACTAGGCATGACTGTTGCCCAGTTAACCACTACTCTTACACAAGAGGAGTTGTTGCACTGGGCAGCTTTTTACGAACTTAAAAATGAAGAAGAGGAAAAAGCCATGGAAAGGGCTAAGCAACGTAGCCGTAGTGGATCCCATGGATCCAGGTAAACTGGAAGGTAAGGCTCTGGGCGTACTCCGTGGCTGAATACGGCGTTGATATTTCAGTCCGCGTAAAAAGGGACCAAGTAGACCAACTTGGCCGTCTTTTGGATGCGGTAGAAAAACAAGTTGGAAAATTAAATCGCGTAAAAGTAAATTTGGATGCCAGCCCTGCAAATAGGGCTTTAGATGGACTAATTAACAAACTGCGCGAAGCAGAACAGATTGCTAACCGTTTCAGCGGTAGCAACAAAATTCGTTCGGGTATAGGTGCATTTAGCAATAGCGTAGGCCAGCTATCAAAAGAACTCAGCTCTCTGCGAGCTGCTTTTGATAACACTAAAGATGCTGGAACACGCCAAGAACGCGCTTTAGAACTACTCAGCGCACAGTTCAAAAAGACACGCCTAGAAGGGCAAGCTTTTGCAAACGCTAGTGCCGACTTTTTTGATAAAGGTTTAGGTTCTTTAGCTCAAAGAATCAAAGAAATAGAAGCCTTACCCAGAAATCTGTATTCATCAGGTGAAGCAATCAGAGAACTCACATACTTACAGTCTTTGGCTGTACAAGGTACAGAGGAGTGGCTCACAGTCAGCAAAGCACTGGGACGGCAACTGGAAATAAACGCAAATATACGTTTAGGAGCCCAACGTGCCCAAGGTCCTATGCCCCAGGACCCATTTGGTACCAGGCAACTGCTGTTACCTGCCGCAGGACAGACTTCCGGAACGTTTGAAATTGTTCAGCGTCAAGCTCAAGCAGAGACAGCCGTAACTCAAACGTTGAGCCGTCGAGAACGAGTGCAGCAAAAAATTGCTCAGCTTAAACAGCTAGAAGCAGAGCAAACAGAAAGAGTAGAGAGAAGCGAACGTGCCAGTATAAATAACGCCACACGGCAATACCAGCAAGACAAAAAGAGTATCGAACAACGTCGCCGTGCCATTGCATCAGGCGTGTCTAGTGCCGCCATCGGCGGCGCATTTCCACTGCTATTCGGCCAAGGTATTGGCGCCAGCATCGGTGGCGCTGTTGGCGGTGGCGCCGGAGCAGCATTTGGAGGTCAAGGCGGCTTTGCCGGTTCATTGATAGGCACATTTGTCGGCCAAGCAACTATTGACTTTGCTATCAACAGCGTTGTCCAATTAGGTAATGCACTTAAAAAACCTACCGAAAATATCCAGGAACTAACCAAGTTTCTCAGTATTGCTGGTACTCAAGTAAATACAACCATCGATGTTTTACGAGGACTTGGACTGGAATCTGTTGCAGCTTCAGTCGCGCTTCAAGAACTTGAGCGCCGGCTTGGTGAGCAAGGTTTTAAGGATGTAAAAACTATATCTAAAGATCTGCAAGAGTTCGATAATACGCTTCGTGATTTACGTCTAGCTGCCGCACTATTGGGAACTAAATTCAAACCTTTACTAGACTTTATTACTAAAGTAGTCAATCTTGCAGCTAAAGCCGGACTTCCAAAAGGTGGAACGCTTGGCACAGTATCTAATGTTGCGGTAGCAGCTGGTGCGGGCACTAGTCGCGCACCCCAAGGCGGAGCAACAAGGGGTACTACTGCCGATGCAACGATTGAGAGTGTTATAGCTCGACGTGTAGCTTTAGCTGCCAATGAAGTATCACTGGAGCGCGAACGTCTTTCTCTGGGGCGCGTAGCTCTCGCTTCTCGACAAGGCGAAATTCAGATCCAACGTTTGTCTGTTGACCTCGAAGAAAAGAAACTTAATTTGCTTAAAGAACAAGATCCGGCAAAACGTAAACTACTGGGACTCGAAGTTCAAATTACTGAGCAGCAAAAACAGCAGGCGGAAGCCGCACGTCAAAATGCAATAATTGAAGCTCAACGCCAAGTCCAGCGAGATCTTATAGGCCTTGAAGTTCAAAAAGAAGGCGTCAGTACGCAAATCAACAATTTAATTTCTGAACGAATTACTCTTCAGCGCGGTGAAGCAGCAGGGATTACTGCACGTGTAGATAACTTAAACGAAGAGCTGCAGTCACGTTCCAAGATTTTAACCTATCAAAGAGATGCAGCACTTATGGGTGTAAATGAAGCATCCATTCGTACTGAAATAAATGAATTGCATAAAGGCCAACAACTTCAGCTCCTTATTGAAATAAACAATAGAAGAGAAGTTCTCAAACAACAAGAAGCTCAATACAAGTTAACACAAAATCAAATTGAACAACAACGCACATTGTCTAACCTACAAGCTAAAACACAATTTGGTTTGCAGATAGCAAATCTGCAAGCTCAAACAGATCCACGTTTCTTCGGTCTATTTGGTGGCAGCGCACAAACGCAACAAGCAATGCTGCTTGAGCAGCAGGCAACTTTAGGTCTGCAACGGGCTCAACTGGCCGCAACTGAAGCCAATCTAAAAACTCCGAACATTCCGCCTGCTGACAAACTAAAACTAGAGCAGGAAGCAACTGCTTTACGCGAACAGATTGCTATTTATGAGCAGTACCAGCCTGCTGTAATAAATGCCACAGTGGCACAACAGCGTTTTAACGAAGCCCTATCCCTCACAAAACCTGTTGTAGACGGCGTATTTGACAGCATCATTGCGGTTGCTGAAGGCACTAAATCAGCAGAGCAAGCGTTTGCTGATTTCTTGATGTCAATAGCAAATATGTTGATGGAGACAGTTAAACAGATGATTGCCCAATACATTGCACTAAGCATTGCCCGCTCGATCGCCGGTATTCCGCCTGGCGCTGGCGGCAACGTGACCGGATTATTCGGTGCTGGCGCTCCAAGTGCTGTGGCCGGCGGTGGCATTTTTTCTGGCGCGGGTCCTTTTCAGTTCCGTGCAGATGGCGGTCCCGTATCCGCAGGTCGTCCTTATCTGGTCGGCGAACGCGGTCCTGAGCTGTTTATGCCGCGCTCCAGTGGCAGCATCTACCCCAACGACGCCATGGGCATGGGCGGAGCAAACATTGTGGTGAACGTCGACGCCGGCGGCTCTAGTGTGGGAGGCGATCCCGGCCAAGCCGGCCAACTCGGCAAGGCCATCGGCATCGCCGTCCAGCAGGAACTCATCAAGCAAAAACGACCCGGAGGCTTGCTCGCCTAATGGCTACCTTTCCTGCGATCACCCCTACCTACGGCGCCCAAAAGTCCAGCCGCCCTGTGGTACGGACCGTCCAGTTCGGGGATGGTTATTCCCAAAGACTTACTTACGGCCTGAATCAAAACCCTAAAAGCTGGAGCCTGACCTGGGAAGTCTCCGAAACCGACGCCGATACCATCGAAACTTTCCTGAACGCTCGCGCTGTCGACAACGCCAGTTTTGACTGGGCACCCTTGGACGAAGCAACAACCTACAAATGGATTTGCCAAGAATGGAACAAAACTGTTCCCTACAAAAACCGCGCCACTATTACCGCTACGTTCCAACAGGTCTTCGAGCCTTAAACTGCTAGTACAGGAGTCATCCCATGAGTACCATCGTCACCCGTGCCGGCAAGGGCAGCCCGCTGACCCACACCGAGCTGGACGCCAATTTCACCAACCTGAACACCGACAAGGCTGGTTACGTGACTGGCGAAGGCGGCACCGTCACACAAGCCACCAACAAAAGCACGGGCGTGACGCTGAACAAGAAGTGCGGCCAGATCACGATGAACAACGCCGCCTTGGGCGCAGACACCACCGTTTCTTTCACGCTGACAAACAGCACCATCGCATCTACTGACCTACTGGTGCTCAACCATGTGAGCGGCGGCACGGCTGGTTCCTATTTGCTGAACGCCCAGGCTTCCGCTGGCTCTGCCTCGATCAATGTCCGCAACATCACTGCCGGCTCGTTGTCGGAAGCGATTGTGATTGGCTACGCCGTCATCAAAGCCGTCACGGCATAACGCATGGCCTACGTTGTAACCGGCTACTGGGATGCTGGTTACGTCACCAGCGACAGTGAAGCCAACCTAACTAGCAACCTCCAGAGCATTGCCCCTGGAGCACTGATCGAGCTGTTTCAACTCCAGCTCAATGCTGCTCAGCATGGCGTCGATGAGACGTATTACTTCCATGCGGGCGTCAACGAAGTCAACGGTAGTGTCATCTGGAACGGTCAGCCCTATCAACCGCTGCCAGTAAAGGCGGATGGTTTTGAGTACAGCGGCAATGGTCAATTACCGCGACCAAAGCTGAGTGTCTCCAACATCTTGGGCACGATCACCACGCTGTTGGCAACGCTGCCGGAAGGACTGGAGGGCGCCAAGGTCACGCGGATCCGCACGTTACAGCGGTATTTGGACCCAGAAAACTTCGTCAGCACGGACGCAATGCTGGCGGAGGACAGCACCAGGCTGCTGCTGGAAGATGGCAGCGTGATTCTGCTGGAGGCCACCAACGCAACAG